CATTACGATCAATCATTACTGTTCTTCCTCTCCAATATGATTTAGGAACATGAATATTCAATTTTAATGAATCTTCAAGTCCTAGTTCAGAAGCAAGAGTTTCAATATCTTCCTTTGTAAATTCAGGAATAGGATTGACAAGAACATTACCGGCTTGTACAGGAATAACTATTCCCATCTTAGCACCATCATTCATAAAAGCAGAATCATGATCAGGACCTACCCAGGCACCTTTTCGCCTTATAGGTCTAACAACATATTTCTTTTCTCGTAGATTACGAACCTTAACCGAATATGGTAAGGCCATTGTGATAATTTCAGATTCAGAAGGAAGGGCATCCATCTCAATTTTTGCCCTTCCCTTAGAACCTTTATTTGCTGTTTTAGTTTCCATGCTAAAAATCTCCTACTATTACAATTTGTTAGTTAAGAACACTCGGTTTGATAGTTACACACCTGGTTGGATCCTGTACCATACATCCACCTGTAAAAGCACGATGGAAGGTATATCCGTCTTCAGGAGAAGCCATAAACCTACGTTCATTATTGGCCTGGAAAGGATCCCTTAATCCGGGTAGATAACCCATGAAATCTTCCATTCCTTCTTCATATACCAAGCGGATATTGTCTTCTCCACCGGTACGTCCTACATTGAGAGCCTGATATACATAACTCTGAGCAACACCTTTACCTGATGGATGCATGATTTTATTACGTTCACGATCATCAAATGCAGGATCAACAAGAACACCAAGTTGTGTTCCATCTGGTCCCCAGTACTGAACATAGTTCTCATGATATCCCCAACCATTACCTGATTTATATGGACCTTCAGGAGTATTGAAAGGAGTATACAGAGTTGTATAGTTCTTTATTGCTTTATGGAAGTTATATGCTCCCCACTTACCAGTACGCAGAAGAACCTGACGGGTCTGACCATATGTTCCTTTGGAATCATCGGTAAGATCCATGATTGCTTCTGTAAGCCATTCAATATCCACATCAAAATCATTATAGAAAAGAACATTTGATGCTTCAATCTGTTGTTCAAGACCAGCTCCCTGTTCAATCTTAAATCCACTATAACCGATCTGTTTAAAGGTTCCATCATCTGCCCTGTTGGTCGTAGCAAAATTGATGAGTTTATCCTTCATATCCTGGAACTGTGTTTCAAATTCCCAGTCGGCATACTGTGTCCAGGTTGTCATGATCTTCTCTTTACCACTGGAATCAATAGTCTTCCATGAAAAAGCAACCGGCCTGCTGATCATATTACCTGGTCTGGTATCCTGCATCCTTATCATAGAGAAGGTATTTTTCATCGAGAAAGGAGAGGTATAAGATGGAGTACCACCTTTTATAGAAAGAGTCTTCTCAACTATAGACCATTCTTTTGAGAATCTTTTTCCTGCTACCAATTCATCATAAGGTATATACAGATCAGGATCACCAGTAAATAATTCACATTCATAATCCCATAAAGTTCCATTAGGAACCGGAAGACCTACAATTCTTATCGGATATACAGAATTCTTTTCACCAACTATCAGGTTAGTGTCTGAGAAATACTGTTCCGGGAATGTAAGTGTGAAACGGTTACCATTACGGCCAGTCTGTGTAGTAGTCGCAATAGCACTACCGTTCACCATACATGAAACCAGAGGAACATTTTTCTTTGAGGATCCCTGTAATCTCCAACGAAAATCATCATCCGTTTTTAAATACAGAGGGGAGAATTTCTGTAGAAAAAGACCGAAATTGGTTCCCCTGTTTGCCCGGTAAAGCAGATTTATCATCTGACTTGTTTCCTGTGGTTTGTTTTGATAGATCGCACCAAGATGTGTTTTGGTTGTTAAACCAGACCAATCTTTGGGTTCATACTCCTGAAGTGGTGATACTCGTTGCATTTTTATTTGATTTAGAACGATTAAGTTTATCGACTATTATAGACTTCTTGTGGGAATTTAAAATCCCCGGAGTCTTCTTTTTTCTTTCTATCAATCTCTTTTTGACTTTCCGTTATAGGTTTGCCTATAGTTCTCTTGTCATTATTAAGAATGTTTGAAAGACGTTTAGTTGCAGATGTTTCAAGTTTTTTTGTAAAGATATCGAATGCACCATCTTTTATCTTTGAATCAAAGAATCCATTCTTTACAAAATAAGCAAGGCGTAGTTCAAAGTTTACAGGATCTTTCGCCCTAGCAGCCATAGAAGCACTCATAGGAACTACTTTACCTTCTTTATTCGTAAAGTTTACAGGAATAGTAAGCATCCTGATAAGTTCTTTCCTATCATCCTCATTTATCTCCACACCAGGAATAATTTCTTTAGTGGATTTTATAGTATTCTGAATAAGGGTTTTTGTTTCAGTATTACGTTTTTCACGATCACGCTTTTCCTGTTCTGCATTTATCCTTGCCTGTTTTCTGTCATCTTCTATTGTTGACTGAATTTCTTTAAGACCATCAACTGATTCTTCAAGCAGTTCATCTTTCTCTTCTGCCATCGCAATCATTTTTTTAATCTTAGGTTCAGAGAATCCTTTTAATGACAAAAGGTCTGAGTAGACCTGTTTTTGTAATTCCGGATCATTTTCAAGAACTTTTGGAGTGATAGATCCATATCTTTCCTCAAGTGTATAGTTATCAGCCAGGGCATCAAAAGGAATACCTTTTTCAAGATCATCAATAAACTGTCTTGCTTTTTCACCTATTGTAGATTTATATTCCTCTACACCTTCCAGAATAGATTCCTCGATCTGTTTCTGAATATGTTCATTGATCTTAAGGATTCCTTCTTCTGGTTCCAGACCGTCCAGGCTTTTTAAATCAAAGTTAGGGAGTACACCGTGTTCCTGAAGAGCCGCAGCATGGAGATAGACAGGAGATTCGTTCCCTTCAATAATTTCTGGTGCACTCCCACCCTTTTTGTCTTTCTCTTTTTTCTGTCCTGCTTTTACTTCGTCATCGTCTACCGGTTCATCATCACCGGGTTGTGTGTCTACAATAAATGAATTGTCTTTAGTTTCTTTACTGGTTATTTTACCAGTTTTATCATCTTTAGTTGATGCTCCACCACCAACTTTACCTTTCTTAAGATCGTCACCAGGTTCTCCTAATTCATTATCAAGTTCATTTGTTACTGGCTTATCGACTTCAAGAAGAGCATTTTCGAAACCTGAAATATCAATGTTTTCGAAAAGATGATCATCTGAATTTTGCTGCTTTGCCATTTTTTCTCCTTTCAAATTAGTACAAGTTTAAAAATTACATTTGTATAAGACAAGAGTATCACCACTACTTAGTCTCATTTAAAAATTATTCCTATAGATAAAACTATAAAATTAAATTTTATAAATTATTTTTTTATAGTTGCAGGTTTTGGTCTTGATCTTGCGATCTTTTCACTACTTGCAATTTGCATGCGTGTTATATTTTTAGTCTCATTTAATTTATCATAGAACTGTTTGCTCTTTTCTTTCATCTCCAATTTACGTTGATTTAACTGCATTTTGAGTTTCTCGAGTTCATGTTTTCTATTTTCCGCTTCTTCATCAGTCATCTTACCAAGTCCCTTATCCTGATCTAGTTTTGCATATCCAAGTTCTATATCAAGTTCTTTCTGATAGAGTTCTGCATCCAGACGATTGTTTTCTATTCTCTCTGCCTGTTCCATCTTCATCATCTCTAGTTCCTGCATAGCCTGTTGTACTCTTTCATTACTTGCAAGCTGTTCTTTTCGAGCATCATCTTCTCTCTGGTTTCTCTTCTCTTCACTATCTTCAAGTTTACGTATCATACCGGCAACACTAGTATCACGATAGATAGTAAATAGATCGGCAAATGTTGCTTTATCATTCTGAAGTGCTGCTAATGAAAGTTGTTTTATTGCAGATATAAGTTCAGCATCGGCTGATCCATCAGACACAAAATATCCATATTCTGTCTCTGCAAATCTTTTACCATCCACTTCAAAAAGATGTGTTATCATTCCATCATCTACATACTGAAGTTTTTTGGCATTTTCACCTGTTGCATTTTTCCAGGCATATTTAGCTGTTTCAAGAAGACATTCCTGTACTCGTAGTTTTGTATTATCATGGATCCTAAACCATTCTTCTGTAATATGTGAACTTTGTGTTACTGATCTTTCCACTCCACCATATGTTTCCCGGTTATCTATCTGTCCTTCGCGTTGAGGTGTGATACCAGCTATCTCTCCAAGTTCATATTTTACATAACGTGCTAATTCCAGATTGGCCCGGATAACATCAGCACTATTAAGATTCATTACATTGGAGTTCCTTTGTTTAATGGTAGATATTAGTTTACCAGTAGATGATCCTTTCTTTCCTTCTTTAAATGAATCAATGACCATATATCCATTTGCCTCGGCATACATCATTACCAGTTCCTCATCCCAACCATCAGGAATCTCTGCAAGATCCAGTTCGGCTATTACTCCTTTATTCCTTGCACTGGCAAGTTCTACTCTACGCATATAAACATTATAAAGATATTTATAAGGTTTAACTCGATCCATAAGTGATACTGATGTACCACCACCTATTGAATATATTGTTCCTACATATGGTGGAATACATATTGAAGGATTAGAAAACTTGCTACCTATACGTGGAAGAGGTTCAATTCTCTTATACATATCGGCTCCGATCTTATGTCCCTGCCACCATTCATTTATCCATCTCCAATCGATAGTCCATCCAAGATTTTTAAACTGTTCAATAGGAAAGTTTTCATCAACTACTGTTTCCTGTTCGTTACCTTGCTGATCAAAATATTTAAGTGTTCCTATCTTTCTACGACTCTTCCATACTACCTTACCTACATAAACATTTCCTTCCATATCAAATTGACCACCAAAAGCATTAGCACCTGGGCCATCAACAGTAATAAGTTGTGATGATCCAAGATCTGCAAGTTCACTTTGACTATCTATTGGTCCGCTAAATACCAGATGGCCGGCAAATCTATTTTCCCTAAATCCACTTTCTAGTATATCAATCTCATCAGCTGTAAGAACATCCCAATAATCATCAATGATCTTTCCTATTGGTATATATCCACTATCTACTATAATCTCGGAATCTTCTACTTTATAACTATCTCCACCACCAAATGTAGATATATTAAGTACATTTCTTTTTGTTGGAACAGGTTCACCATGTATGATAGGAACTTCATATATCTCTTCTGCACCTACAAGAATATCATAAAAAGCATCTGAGAATATTTCTTTCATCTTATGAGTAAACCAGAAATAGTCTAGGATTCTCTGTCCCATAACTTCCGAATAATCCTGAAAATCGTATTGATGATAATGATGAAGTTGTTTTAATCGTCTGGCTGTCTGTTCTTCATTATAATTGGAATTTGTGAGTTCTTCCATGATTAGATCAGTTACCTGTTGACCCATCATGAAACTTTTCTGACTTATAACATCTGGACTTATACATCGTAATTTGGAATCAAATCTTCGTTTTCCTTCTTCTCCTTTAAGAACATTAAATTTTGAAAGTTCTATAGGATAGTTTTGAATCTTGGCTGGAAAGTTAACTCCTTTTATTCCCATTGGATTAAAAGCTTTTTCAATATCTGATTCATCAATTATACCATTGATAAGATCATAATTGAGTTGTTTGGCCATCCTAGTCTTTCGTATCTTACTGGTATCACCATATGTTATTGTCAGTGCAGCTTCAATACAGTCTTTGCCCCATTGTTCCGTTTTCTCGGACAATAATTTTTTTTGTGAAGGAAAATGATAAAGTGACATTGCCATTGTAGTATGTTTTAAGATTTATTTCTATTTAGTAATTGGAGTCTTTTTCCAAGATGATTGAGAACAGGATCGTTTTTCTCACGTAGTTTTTCCTGGAACATCTGTTGACGTAAAAAGAAAGGACTGATATTATCCTGCGGTCTTTTATTGGGATCCTCAACCATGATATTCTGCATATCTTCTTTAAGTATCATCAACATTTGGATAGCATCCACCCTATCAAAGTTACCTTTTGAGTTCCAATAAATTAACTCCTGTAGTAAAGGAATTGATCGAATTCTATGGAGATTTAATATTTCACTACCAGGTTCTATAGGAGTAGTAAGCCAGATTAGAATTTGTTCTCTTCCCCATTTTTGTATTGGTTCAGTTCCAGGTGTTCCTTTACCTCTATTTAGAAGTGATTTATCAAAGATTTTATCCGCGATGATCCTTGGTGTATCACAAAGGAGATAAGAAGAATGACGATTATTAAGATAAGTAAAAAGACCTTTCCAGTTGTTTTCATAGTTACATATGGCTCTATAATATATAAGTAATCTTCGTACATTTTCATAATATTCATTTGCAGTAGATGGTCTTCCAGTATATTCTGCTACTATACGTTCAGTAAGTCTATTCATTATAAATGTACTACCTAATGAATCAGTAGTACTTTCATCATGATCATAAGTATCATTACCAGCCAAATAAACACCCCATGGTATAAGTCCATCAGTAATAACAGGATGTTCATATATAACTATTGCACCTTCTCTGTTCCTTTTATCCAGTTCAGGAAATTTACGAATAGGTTTTACCGAATCATCAGGTTTCCATTCTATCTTCTGTGATTCTTCATTTATCTCGAGTACTCCAAGATATTCTTGGTTTTCAAATTTATCTGGATTAGAAGTAAGATAATTAAGATGATGTTTAAGATCATTAATAGGAAATATTGTTCCTCCTATTCTCATTACAGCTTCTTGTGGTGTACGTGGTTCTTCTGCTATATATCTTATTATTGATTCAGGATTTTTAGTATTCTTTATTACCTTATTTCTTGCATGATCTGTTATTGATCTTGCAATATCATAAATAGAATTACCATCTTTATCCATTGCACCTTCAAGATTCTGCTCAATAGATACAAAATGACCACATTTGCTATTCATAGATCCTTCATCCCATATATTAGGAACTAGATGAATATTATATGCTTTACCCTGATAAAATAACTGTTCAAGTCCCATAAAATCACTATCTTCAGTATTATGAGTTATTATTCCATTTGCAATATATGTATGTGTTTTATTTGTGGTTAAATTATATATTGGTTTTATTCCAATATCATCTATACTAATTACTTTTTCATATCGGATATTGCCACGATTAAAACTTGGGATAACATTTTTACATAATTTCTTTATTTTTATAAGTCTGGTTTGTTTTTCTTTTGGAAATAATGTAATATTCTTTACAAAACATTTAATACTCTTTACATCTGCAATAGTCAATTCAAACCATGGATTTTTATCTTTAGGATTATTTTCTCGTGGCATCCTTTTTCTTAAATAAGAATGAATACCAAGTTTTTGTAATAATAATTGTATCTCTAATAATAAAACATCTGATACAGAAGAAAGACTTAATTCATATATATAAGTTCCTCTTTTTTTATTTAATCGATAATTAATATAACCATCTGTATCAAATAATCCGCCAATTAATTCACATATATCTTCTTTACAATATGAATGAATATTTAATGGTAATGTCTTTCTTAATTTTGTCTGACCATATATTCCTATATTTCTTAATTTATCACAAATTCCATGAATAAGTATTTCTTTATAAATCTTATTTGTTTTAGTTACATAACATTTATCAACATTTGTTTTAAATCTTGTTTCTATATAATATATAATTTCTTGTTCACAATTACTTAGTTTAGCAGTTTGTCTTAGACCATATGTTCCATCACCTATTAACCAACCAATTAATCTTGGTTCCCATAATCTATTATTTCCATATATATTTACAGAATTAATTACTGCAATTTCATCACCAACTATAATATCTTTTGCTTCTTTAAACTCATTTAATTTAGTCCTTTCTATTACATAATTCTTACAAGTTCGAACGAAATTTTTACCTCTACTCCATAAAAGAGGATGATCAATACTACATTCAAGTTTTCTACCAGAATTTAAAGTTATTCTTAGACAAGGTTTTTCATATGGTTCCTGCCAATATGAAATATTTTCTTTACATATACTTTTACCATTAAACCCTAAAATACCTTCTTCTATTTTTAAATCTTCTATATTTATTAAATTACCTTCATTATTCCATACTTTTGTTCCTGCACATACACAACCTCCAGTACCAAATCCACACATTAATCCATGTGTTAATCTACCCTGTTGCATACTTTTAAGAGATATATTCCATGCTTGTAATAAGTTTGGATTCTTACCTGATTCTTCAAATATCACTAATTTACCACCCTTACCTCTTACTTTCTGATAATCATTCTTTAATGAAACACCCATTATTTCACTTTGAAAACCCTTCTCTATTTTAAGTCCTTTCTGATCTATTACATAAGAAGCTCTCTTATACATTGTAGTATCATGTTTTTGTCTTCTTTTACCCCATGGAGTATGACTTTCTATATGATCCATCATTTCCCATGCTTTTGAAAGAAGTCCATCTTCTATAAGAAATGCTTTATCATCAGCAAAAACAAAACTTTTAGATCCAGGAATAAGATAATAATTCCTATCGCACATAGAACCTGCTTTATAAGAATAACCTCTACGTCTTGATTTTATTACAATACCATGTTCTCCACTAATTTCAGCATCTTCGAGATACCAGAAATATTGATAATCACCATCCCAGAAATCAGGTAGAGTAAATATTCTTTCTGCTCTTGTCTGTTCATAAAGCATTGATATGCCATCATTATTAACATCATTGCCATGTTCTTCAAGTTCAATAGCTTTATATATAGGAGAATAGTTAAGATAGAAATAAAAATAGCCGGGTATCTTATCCCGGCCTATATCGTAACCATATACTGATCGTCTAGCTTCCTCTTCCCAGAATTTATAATATCGTGATGAAGGATGTGTATTAATAGGATAATTAGTATATGTACCAAATTCTTTAAAATGTAAAGCACTTGCACACCATTCTTCAGTATTATAGTGAAGAGAATTTTTATAATAACCAGTTTCTATTATAGTTTTGTTGTCATCCATGTAGCTTTATCTCTATCTTCAAATAATCCTATCTTACCACCACCACGAATAATCATCTGTTCTTCTTCCTCATAAACTTTCTTTTCCCATTTTTCAAGTTTCTCAATTATGCTCTCTACATCTTTTAAAGCTTTTGTTACGTTTGACGGATCATATTTAAGAACATCATCTTGTCCACTTCTGAATCGTAACTGATCATAATACTGCATCAATGAGTCTACTGTCTCGCGTACACTATTAAGATAACGCATTGATGAAGTCTCTTGTAGTTTTATATATTTTTCAAGGGCTTTTTCTACCAGTTCATCAGGAATATAATAAGCATCATTCATTATCTCCTTGGCTACTGTCTGGCGCTTTTCTATACCATATATGTTATATTCGCTTTTATAATCTCCGACAAAATAAATATAGGCAAACTCATCATTTGCCCTTTTCTTTATCTTGGAAGCATCCCTATCCCAGATCTTCTTGAATTCCGGGAGCAAGAGCATTTTCGGCTCTATCGTTACTATATTCTGGTTCAGAATAAACATCCTGTACTATTTTATTACTTTTTCGCTTAAAAAATTCCTTCTTACCATTCTTTACTTTAAAACAACAAAAATAAGGTAATCTTACATACGGAAAATAATTATTGTAAGAATCAACCTTTTTCATTGTCTCTTTGACAACTTCAAATTGAGTGGTGACAATCATCTTCACGGTATTTTTATTAATGCCATGTTTTGATGCGATCTTTTCGCATAGTCTCTCAATTTGTTTTGAGTGAATGTCCATTTAACTTGAACGTAAAAGTTAAACTTCTATCATCCGCTAATATAATAAAAAGTGGTTTAATATTCTTACCATCAAGAATACCCAGATGACGTAGTTGTGATATATATATATTAAGATGATGTTCTTTCATATCCAGATTTCTACAAATTAATTCTTTTACTTCTCTGGAAAATATATAGTTAGATCTTTCTTTCTCTGGAGTATCTTTATACTGATCATTAAAGTACAAGAGTTGTGCAAGAACTCTCATAGGTCTATCACTTAATGATGCTTTCTTATCACCTGTTATTTGACGAAGCATAGAATCTATTGCAGGTTTTTTGAGAATAAGATACTCAAGAAAGAATCTTTCCTTAGTAGTTGTTATATTAATATTCTCGGTAAACATAAAATTGAATTTTATAAAATTGAAAAATACTAAAGCCAGGAGAGATCGGATCCTGGCTTCAGTTCTTAAGACGATGACTTAAAGATACTCCATACTGCAAGTGTTATGCATCAAAGATAAATTCTATTTTTATAAAATCCAAATTTATTATTATAGATTCATTTTTATAAAATCCAAATTTACTATTTTATAAGTTCAGCATCCGGTACTATAGAATAAATCTCATTATCATGGATAAGCCAATATAGTTTCTTATTGACTATCATTGGTTCACCGGCATTACCACGATATAGGATATGATCTCCGGGTTTTACAGTAGGAGTAAGATATATTCCATTACCCATATTACGACCAGTACCAACTGACATTACTATACCCTGGTGTGGATGTTCATCCCACATCTCGAGCATCTTATGTTGAGCATCTTCATAGGTAGATAGTTCTTCCGCTTTTCTTTTTTCAATATCCATAATATTCTTTGGCGGAGCACCTGCAGCAACTATAAGCTTTGCTGCCTTTGATTTTTTCTGGATCCTGTTCAATATATCCAACCGTTCAATAATTATCGAATCACCATAAGCTACTGTAGGAAACACGTTTTCTTTTTTCATATACTTCTTGTTTTAAATATTAATATTATTAGAAAGGCAGATCATCTTCAACCATTGGTGGTATCTGAGTCTGAGATAAGATATCATCTTCTTCATCTTCATCTATTCCGGGGAATTTATCTGAATAACTTGTTGACTTGGCTTCTTCTTTAATTAGATCTACTGTCTTATTAACTATCTTGAATTCAACTACATCAAGGTTAGTATAGAATGTCTCATCGTCTTTCTCTCCTATTTTACGACCTGATATACTGAATTTACAGATTGCAAAGTCTCCTTTCTGTACTCCTTCAAGCATGCGTATCTTATCATTAATACATTGAAGTCTAATGAATTCTATAAATGTTCCTTTGTCTGTTGGATTAGTCTCCTGGATGATTACTTCCTGTTTACGGAATTTTGCTGATTTCTCTTGTACTGGGAGTACTTTATATACCTTCCCTTTCATGATATAAATTTCCATTTTATAAATTTCAATTTTAGTATAGATTCAATTTTATAAATTTCAATTTTACTATTTCTTTCTCATAAAGAAAGTATAATTCTTATAAATCCATGTATAGTTATTCTGAATATATCTTATTCCATCTGTTACACCTCTTGTCTCCGGATTAGCAACATTAAAGTCATGTCCTCCAAGAATACCACCTGATGGTATAAGTCTATCAATATCAACAAACTCAATAGATGATTTATGATCAGAATCAATAAATGCAAAGTTAATATGAAGATTCGAGAGACTAAAAAATGTTCTTGGATACATAGGTATAACCTCACCTTTGAATAAATGTCTTGACTCATCTATATTATGAATTAGTACATGATGAAAATCTTTTAATGATGAAGTATGTTTCATTATTTCTCTATCCATTAATTGATCTCCTGGAGTTCCTCTAAAGTTATCTACTGCAAAGATCCTTATAGGATATCGTATTGCCAGTTCAATAGCAAGATGGCCCATATGGCATCCAAAGTCAAGAAAGACATAATCTTTAGTATGATTATCATTTGTTCGATTAAATTCATTTATTCCAGGATAGATTTTTTCTTCCATAAGATCTATAATCTGGTTCATATCAGAATCCTTAATACTACATTCAGTACGATATTTACGAGTATGATTATAATTATACAAAGTTTTCGTGGTCATAGTGTTCGTCTGTTTTTTGTATCATACCTGTTAATACTACATCATTAATTGCATTGACAGTTGCTGAGAAGGTACATTGAGTACAATCTTTAGAAGGATTGAACTGTTGGAATATATGATAGTTCATTAATTCTTTTATATCACTAGCCTTACATAAAGCATATTTCTCTTCAAAACGTCTTAAAGGACTCATGTGAGTGACACTATCGCATGGAAAGACTGTACCACCATTATACTCGCTAAGGAATGGCCTGAAGAAACTCTGATGACAGATAGATGCATCTGGTGTTTTCTTGATCTTCTTCTGTACCATGAACCTCTTATCCTTGATATATTTGGGTCCAAGCCAGGAGTATATATCATCGTAAGCATCCTCAAAGACTTCAGCATCCTGAAAACAATCCGGAAGTAGCCGTACATAGGCAGCTTGATACTTGTTAAGCAGCTTCTCAACATAGGTATTTGCTATCTTCTTATTATTCTCAGAAAGTATAAGACTAAATCCTTTTGTTCCACCGAAACCTATTGAATCACTGGTCTTTATGATCTCTGAGAAGAACTGTTCATTATTGTTGATACTAATACGGATCCATGCATACGGATAATTTATTACTTCATGTAGATTATATCCATTAGTTATAATACCTACCTGCATTCGGTAATTAAGAATAGTCTTTATAAGAGGTATTATATCCGGGTACATCATTGGTTCACCACCACCGGTAAGCACAATAGCTTTGCATCCCATTGAATGAACATCATGAAGATAATTACTAAGAATCTTAAGACTTATTGACTTATTCTTCTCTCTTCCCATGAAGCTGCAGTATTCGCATTTCATATTACACATGGCAGTAGGTGAGATATGAGAAGAGATTATTGTACCCGGTCTGCCAGTTGCATAGTTGGCAAGTTGGTTAGGATGTTTCAGAAATTTCTTCCAGGAAGAAGTATATTCATCTATCATAATTATTTTATTAAATTCTTATTAAACAATACTTCTGGAAGAGGACCACTATACTTTTCAGCATAAGGAAGGTTACTACGATAGTTCTTTGATATCTCCAGATCTTTATTATTGGTTTCATAATCCCATTTAAGCCATGTATCTTCATACCAGTTCTCATCTGGCAGACTATCATGTACTACAGTAGTAAATGCAAGAGTAACCATTATCTTCCAATACATATTCTCGGGAGAAAGACAGTAGCCAAAATTATAAGTGAATACCTTTGGAAACATTTCACACTGCAGATAAGGCATACAGTTCTTACCGGTCTTGGGCATAATGATATCTTCACGAAGATCAAAACAAATAACTCCCGGACGCCATCTCTGTTTAACCACGTATTCATGAGTCTTCCAGAATTCATATTGTGGAGTGAAGATATAGGTGAATTTATTCATCTTGATCCAGTTAATAAGATACTTGATACCTTTTTTATCAAATAACATATCTGGTTCCATGAATAGTACCACATTACCTTCATTTTTTCCTTCTCCGGTTATATACCTATTATATAGTTCTGTTAATAGATTTTCTGATGTTTCATAATCATTATATATCATATTGATTTTAGGATAAACAGTATCCGCAAGATTAGCAGCAATCTTAACTGCATTATCTATTGGATCCGGGATATCAACTATCTTACCTTTATATTTAGCCTGTCGTACATTACCCCATGGTCTGTCAGTCCAGAAGATTAATATTTCGTCTACATAATCATATATACTCGCGAGTGATCGATGGATATAATCTTCTCCATAATACATTCTATATGCTGCAATAATTTTCATTTAGTTAAATTTGGTTTATTCCATACTTCGATTCTTCTTTTTATCTCTTTAGCAATACTTTCCCTCATAGGTTCTGTTTCTTTAAATGTCTCTGCATCTTCCGCACTCGCATTACCCTCACGATTGAATTTATATGTCTCATCAAAGGCTACATTCTTACCTGTAGTAAAATGTATATGATCGGTAAGTACTTCAGGAATATATTTACATACATCGGCTCTTTTGGCAATATCGTATGTCCATGTATCAGAATAGAAATACCGGAATAACTCTGGAACAAAATAGCCGGTAGCACCTACCCAATACTTACTTACAATAGGAAAGGCACAATGTTTATCTCCATTGATATTATCATTGAACCAGTATAGATAGAATGGATGATCCTGATCTTTTATTTTTTCAGCAAGAATGATATCCCATCCAGGAGTTTTATAAACAACATCATCATTCCCCATGATAAAATAGTCCGGGGAATTCTCCCATGAACGGATCCTGACAAGATCATTCCAGATCTTAGCAGTAGTTCTTCGTACATCCTCAATGAGTATGATAGTCATATTTGGCTTCTTAGATAACTGCCAGGCATGGATCATATCATAATAAAATCTTATATCCGGATCATCCTTATCAATACCTATGAACATTGATATGTCATTCTGGTCACTCATTGTTTCAATTACACTTCTTATGAACCGGTCCATACCGGAAGGCCTTTGTCTTGTTGGTGTAAGGATAGCTATTTTCATTTAATAATGTATTTGTAATAGTAACTGATTTAAAAATCTTTGTCGTTCTTCAGTATATGGTGTCCTGAATGATGTACCGCCAATATAGATTACAATATCTATTGTTTCGGAATCATCATTGATATCGGTATCTACCCAGTAACCAACGAATTTATCTTCATCGAAGAAGAATTCTACAAGTGCAAATTTTACTTTAACTGAAGGAATTTTATTCTTATCAAATCCCAGGGACTCATTTTCGTCTATGAGTAACTGTATCTTTTCCTTGATTGCTGTGTCGTATATATATATAGGTATACTTTTCATATTAGTGTGAATCGTAAATATATCTGTTTGGTTCTCTTTGATCTTTATCATTGATTGTTACCTGGCACATCTTAAGGAATAAAAAGAATGATATAACTGCCAGTAAGATAATTAAATAGTTATTATGTCTTATTCTTTTATTTGACTCATTGCTCATGATCCAATCTTATTTAAGAATGATGTAAAATTATCATTTTCATAATATTTAGCAAGTTTTTTCACTGCTTCATGAAAATCTATAGCACCATGGCGATCGGTATACATTATAAATTCTCTTTCCCGGTCTATCTTCCACTGTATTTTAAATTCCCATTCAGCCCTATCGATCCATCTTATTGTCTTTGGTTCATAGATCTGAAGAGGAAGAAGTTTAACCGATTCTTTTGGAATAAGAAGTTCTGGTGCTATTAAACCTGCTACTACTACTGTAGGAACTAATCCTAAGAATTTTCTTCTATCCATTTTTTCTGATTCTTTTTTTTCTTACTTCTTTTGTTTCCTGTCTATGTTTCTTAACTAAATATTTTGCATACTGGTCCATAGCTTCCTGTAGGCTATTGAAGAGATCCTGGGATCCAATAAAGATATAATTTCCTGAACTCTTATCTATAAGGAATCCCATGATCAGCTTCTTGAATAATTAAATATATGCATTCTCCTATGAGAAATAGGATACATCCTGGAAGGAATTTTATCCAGCTGATCTTCTGTATGGTTTACAAAGAAGAAGTCGTTCCTACTTATAACAAAGGAAATAGATACTAACTGCATATTGAAGATCTCAATTATGCAGGCACCATAAGTTTGTCCACTATTTTCTATATATATTTTATTCATTAGTTATTATTTGTAGTTTAGGACATGGAACAATAAATGATCCACCACTTTTAAGATATTCTGATTCCCGTTCTTTAAACTCTGTAATAAAGTGCCAGGGAAGAATTAATAGATAATCTGGATGTACTTTACGCATATCTTCTTCAGATCGTATAAGTATATTACTACCTATAGTCTTTAAACCTATCTTATATGGACTCCTATCAGCTATAGCATCAATATGACTAGAGTTAAGTCCAAAGTATTGAAGCAATGTATTACCTTTAGTACTTGCTCCATAGGCCCATATAGATTTGCCTTTTCTCTTTTCCATTTTAATAAAATCCATTACACTATGTTTTAACTGGTTAACATCCTGCATGAATTCAAACCAGGTCCATCTTGATTCAAGTTCGAATATATCTTCATAAGCAAGTAAAGAATCTATTCTTAACTTACAGATATCACGGTATGGTTGAGAAGAGAAATATGTTTCATTAGCTTTCTCTTTCATGACATATAATCGGAACGATCCTCCATTAACATCATTTATCTGACAATCCATAATCTTGAATCCGTTCTTCTTCAATAGATTATTAATACTTGTTAATGAATAATAGTAGTAATGCTCATGGCATATGTTATCAAATGCTAACTGACGAATCATAAGTGGTGTATATGATTGTTGAAGTACCCATAATCCATTATCATCCAAAACTTCATTTATATCATTTAAAAATCTTATTCTCTCAACAATATCATAAAAGACAGCAATAGATGTAATAATTTTTACTTTTTTCGGACCATAGATACTTTCTTTATATTTCTCAGAAGTAAAATAATCCTGTATAAATAAGTCACATAGTTTTTCTGTTTCTATTTTAAAAGAATCTCCTACCGGATCTATACCTATCTTTTTACAATAAGAAGGGACATAATTAAATAGGGTTCCATCATTACAGGCAATATCTAACCATATATCTCCACTATTTAATTTTGTAGTATAAAGAATAGAATCAACTATATCTTTAAGTGCTTTTTTCATGCTATCATTAGTTCCTGAACGATACCAGTATTTACCAAACATATTATTAATAGGTGTAGATTCAGATAATCGTATGCATCCATCATTATCTAATATCAGTTTAAGTTCAGTCTTTTTATTTAGAGATATATGACCTTCTTTAATAAAATCAGAAACATAGATCTCTCCAAGTGATAATAGTTCTTTCATCCTTTATTATTTATCTACATCTTTAAAAAACTCATCAAATCCACTCATATCTCTATTCTCAGGTTGTTTGGTCTTTCGTTTAGTTGTTTCCTTATCAAATCTTTCAACTACTTCAGATGCATTTAACTGGCCTTCTGTGATCTGGATCTCTTCATGTATTACCGAATGGTCTGGTCCTCCATTACCAGAAATTATCTCCCTTCGGTTTATCTTTCCCACTTTCTGTAATCTCTGTTTGCCTTTGATAACATCCTGTTGAAAGATTATTACATTCTGATCTTTATGCAGATCTGTTCCATTGAGCCAGTTTCGTATCTTATGATACGAAATCCCGGAAAACTCGCTAACAGCTGCGATATTGGTAGCGAGTATTCTCCGGTTAGTATTTATTTCGTAGTAAGAAATCATTAATCTATCTCCTATCCTATTCTTCTTCTTTTGGTTTAAAATCAAGTTTCCCCTGAGCAGTCTTGTCTTTAAAGAAATATTCAAAAGCTTCTTTTTTTACAGTCTCCAACATTTTGTTGAATGGATCCTTGGTGTTATTCTCCAGAACAAGTTGTCCGGAAGATATACCTACGATATGACCATTGGCAGTTTCCACCTTTCCGGATAAGATCACAAAGTATGATTCACCTTTTGATAATACTGTAAATCCTGTACAAACGAAATGTTCTTTATTAAGATCATCAATCCAGAACTGTTTGGCAAGTGTAGGTCCAAGATTTTCAAGAGATTTAATAAGATCTGGATGAGGATTCTGATTGTCACTAATTGAACAGTTCTTGTTATCATCACTTACATAGTTCATTGTAAGTTCTTTGCTACTTTTTTTAAACATTAAAATCTCCACGCTGTCGTAATCCATAATTTTAAATATTAAATTAATAAATCAAATGTTGCTATATAATATAAGGTATACCTATTTTAATAATCTCTGTAAATTGATCTTCTTATCGATCTTTGTAAATGTTTGCAACTTGGCAATAAGAGCTAATAGTTTATCGCGTGTTGGTTCAGGAAGATTATTCTTTCCACTATCAGCGCCTATGTTTACTTGTTTAGGCCGGCATCTTTGTATCAGTTCTACCATTGCCTGCACATCGAAGTCCATAACCGGTTCAATAGTAATATAAGTATCAAAGGCAAATGACAATAGTTCCATATTATCTGCTCTCTCTTTTGGACTTGGTGTCTTTCCCATTTCCGGATATACCCTGTTTGTTTCTATAGTTGTGCAGAGTATTGAGTCCTCCGGTATCCATCCAAGGAAATCCAGTATACGTCTTGGATTCTTTGTCTGGAAAATATACTTATTATCAAACTTCTTTAAGTAATCCAGGATATCAAATATATCAGTTGCTTTAACACCTTCTGCAAATAAGTCATTCTGAGAAGCCACAAATATGAAGTTATGATAACCAAGACTATCTTCCAACGCTTTCTTATCCAGGCGTGGTTCACCTGAGTACTTTTGCCAGAGGATAGGCCACCGGTTAATTAACTTATGAGTGCTGCAGTATTCGCAGTTATGAGGACATTTACCTGCCAGGGGATTCCATGTATGAGTTATGAACTGATACATATTGGATCCATCTTTTACTTTATTCAATGCCATTATCCAAATTGTTTTGCTCCGTCTTCTGTCATAACTGTAAATTTACACGTTGTATTTTTAAATTATCATTTCAAATATATGATTTCTATTTTAAATTTACATAGTGTATTTTTATAAAGATGTCAACAGACGAAGTGTATTTTTAATAACCCCCTACCATAGTACTATCCCCCGGGTGCGTTATGCCCACCGGTCGTTATCAACAATTAAAATGCCACCGTGTATTTTTGTAGTAGATTAAATTTACAGTGTGTAAAGATAAAAAATAGGCAAGTAGACTGTGATGCTTTTCCAGGACAACCCACTATCTGTGTTTGATAGCATAGGGTCTATGGCCTCTAACCACTCATCACGGACCCACCGGCCCTGTCTACTGCCTATATTATTACATGGCTGCGCTTTTCAATCCAGTACCGCCCTGACCATAGCAACTCGCCCCCTGTCCAATCAAGAGGCACCCCAAAGATAATAATCCCCTTTCAACTATCAATGGCTTCCGCGCCAAATGCTTTTCACCCCCATCCCTCACATTACCACCCATAGAAGCTGAGAACATTTTTTAGGGAGAGTGTCTACGAGACTCCGGAGAGCCTCACGCAACCCGGGCATGGTTCTGCTCCGCAGGGCCCGCCCCCTGCCTTGCCTTCAATGTTTATTCATTTGAGTTTTTATATAGTGTTAAATTAAATTACAAGTAAGATGAAGAAAAATGAAGTATTGCAAATTATTGCAAACGGTTCAAAACCTATTGTTCGCACTAAGTTAGCAGATGGTCGCTATTTTGGAACAAAAGACAATGATGATTACACTGTACTGCAGAAGTCAGGAGACAGCTGGGCACCTATCAATGCTGTCAAAGATGCAAGTAAAAATGAGCCTATTCTTATTTTGAATGATTGCAAAGATGCAAAAGTTGGTAGTAAGAGAACAATAGCTGTTAATGATGAGTACATGACATGGGCATTAGGAACCGGCTTTAGCTTTGAAGTAGTCAAAAATCGGACGCAATTAAGCCTGAAAACTTTTGACGCAAAAGAATTAAAGAAATTAATTGCTGAAGAAGTTAATTAATTCTTTGCCTGAAGTAATTGAAGGAAGGGAACAATCGTTCCCTTTCCTTTTTTTTCATTAATATCTTATATAGGGCGGAAATTGATAATGTTTGTTCCAGCGGGGGAATTGCATTATATTTGTGCAGAATCAATACTTTTAACTATGAGAAAGAAGCCATATTATCTCGTTATTGACCTATTTAACCCTAAAAATAGCCTTATTTGCTCTTCTATAATAGAAATATCAGGCATTGTTAAGGTCCATAGGAACACAATTAAGCCAGAAGAAGAACAATTAATAAAGAATTTCCTTATTCTTCCCCGTAAATTACATTAGTTAAAATACACAGTGTAAATTTATAACCATCAAAAATACATCGTGTAATTTGACTCAAATAAGCTGAGAACATAGAAGCTTTTATGGATATAAGAGCACTGAAAGCATGCATTGAATCGATAAAGAGTGATGTATCTACTCTCTATACATTATAAGCATAATAATATTAGTTATAGATAAAAGATATGTTTTCTGGATAAGGCTGAAATGTGTGATTTCTGCGACCGGCCATTGAATATGTTAATGGTTCTGGTTTATATATTTGATTTGTCCGTTAATTAAACGGATTAGAAAGGGGCATTAATAACTACAATGCATTCAATGAATTAGATCTGTAAGAGAGGATATAATTAACCACTCAGACATGAGCAGTAAGTTGATTTGGATCTCAAGTAAGCACTGGTGATGACCTGAATAGCTGAAAAGTGTGACCTGCTTACAGATCTTTTCTTTTTTGTTTATTATTATAGTTAAAATACACAACCGTTGTTTACTTGAGGGTATTACAGGGGTTAAGAATAGAATGATGATATAATGTAGTGCAAGGCGAGACACCTTGATAAATGCATGCATCTGCAGCTATACTTATCATTATTCTATTTCTTTTAAGATTAACCAAAGTCGGAGGTTTTATGAAACGCTACTGACAAAGCTCATGTATGAGCATTTATATTGCCTGGGCCTGATGCAGCCTAACCCGCGATATAAAATTGTACTCAGGGCACCGAAAGGTGGAAATGCATCCCGAAAGGATAATTCTTAATACCATTATATATGTCAAAGTTTACTAAAAATGATGTTAAAGTATCATACAGACATGGTGGAAGTAGAATGCATTTATTCTCTGTTCCTGGTCCGATATCCAAGGAAGAAGCATGCAAGCTTCAGATGGATCTTGGTTATCATCCTGCAGGATATGGATTCTATGCATTTGATTCAACCATTACTATTACTACATGGAAATGTGGTGATAGTTGTGATTGATACATTTATAAGAATGACTGTCGTGAGATAATCCATTCTTTTTTCATTTGATAATTATTATTAACCAATATATGTCACTAATGAGTAAAAACACTATTTTAGTAGAAAGAACACCAAAAGATAAAGTTAAGATCTATTTGGTGCCTAATGAACACAAAAGAGAGATGGGTAAGATACTTCAATCATTCGGAGAATTCTATTGTATAACCAGGGCTTATGTCATGACTACATCGTCTG